CACCTTGGAGCGTCGATCCGGTGAGTCCAGAGAATGACAGGCGCATCATCGACGCTATGGTGAACTGGAAGCGCGGTGACACAGGCGCTTTGGACATCTTGTCGCGCTACCACGCAGAGGAGGTCTTCCGAGTGGCCTGTCCTTACTTGCAGGCTTACTGTGATGAAACTATGGCGAAGATCCAGTTTCATGAGTACGAGGAAGCGACTTGGACGCGGGGCAGCACTTTCGCGCGGCGGTCGTGCATGCAGGGGTTCTCTACTGTCGGCTATGCCAATGTGCGCTCGAAGAAGCACACTGACCCGGTGGGACCGACGGAGGAGATGATGGCGGCGTTTAGCCGTGTCGGTGATGGCACGGAGTTCAGCTACCTCCTAGACGACATCGCGAGTTATAAAACTCCCTCCAATTCTGAGCAAGCCTTGATGGCGTCGTTGCGCCATGATGGCGGCAGGCGAGACAAGTCTAAACAACATCAGGCGAGGGAGTTCACGGAGAGCTGGAAGCAGTACGGTGTTGAGATGTTCACCGACTATCCCATGTTCACGGACGAGGACTGGGAGCTCCAATGCCATTGGATCGAAGCCTACCGCCAGGCCTTCATGTCATCGGATGATGCGAAGTCTTCTGGATGGACTGGCATTGTGTGGGCCAACGGCGGCAACAAGGGGGCTGTGAAGATGCATCACCAGGAGAAGCTCTTCAACGTTGTTGCGGAGCGTTACGCGCTTTTGCACATCGTTGCGTTCGCCGCCGAAGGCGACCATTGGTACGACAAAGGCACGTGGCTCGCGGAGAAGATGGTTGGCGACAGGTACGCCAAGTACTTCACGGGGCCTTGCTTGGCCCTCCGCGACCCACAGGTCATCTTTGTAAAAGGAGAACCGCATTCGGCGCGAAAGCTCGAGGCCCAGCGCTATCGACGGATCCACAATCTGTCGTTTGTCGACAGCCTGGTACGTGCAGTGGCACATACGCAGTACAATCACGCGTTGATTGACGCGTACCAGGCTGACCACTACGGAGATGTCGTCGCCCTTGGCATTGGGCATCACGACGAGGGCCTGGAGAAGATAGCCCGCACCATCGAAAAGCAAGTGCAGACCGGTGGTGTCATCTCCATGGACGCCGAGGGTTGGGATGCTTCTTTGATGGAGGAGCATCTGGCGTCCGCGACTGACGTGCGCATAGCCGCAGTCGAGTCATGCCAGGGCGACTACGTGTGGTGGTATCGGCGCATGCTGCGCGTCTTGTGTCACATCGACAACAGGCACCTGTTGCTACTCGGCCAGACCCTCGTAGTGAACGACCACGTTGGGATGTTGGCGAGTGGTCATGCGAGCACTTCGTCCAACAACAGCCTCGTCCGCACAAACACTTTCCGTGCGGCGTGGCGACGGTGCAAGAGGTTCTGTAACCGGGTGACCGCAGCCACTGGTGACGACCTTACAGCGGCCACTTACGGTCTTGACACGGATGACGTGCTTGAGACTTTGGCCAGCTGGGGCATTAACACCAAGGCTGGCTCCGTTGTGGTAGGTACGTCGCACACTGCGGCCTGCCTGCCATTGGCGGAGTACACATCCCATGCTTTCTACCGCAAGATCGTCAGCGGCCGACCCACGTACACGGTGGAGTACCTTAACGCCGCTAAGACGCTGAACAGGTTCTTGACGAAGAGCGAGATCCGCGACGGCGTCTTTAGGTATGACAGTGATGCAGCCGATGGCGTGGCATTTGTGCTGCGCAACGCGCCCAAGGTGGCGTCATGGTTCCGCCGGTTCATTGAGACAATGGACCACGATGCGGACCTGCGGGAGGTGTACGTGCCGGGTGTGTAACCCGGTAAAAGATTGACTGCATCGCGGGTATTTACCCACGCTACATGTGTTCTCATGGCGCTACGGCGCACCCGACCCCGCCGCGCGGCAAGCTCGCGCGCGAGCGTACAAGCTCGCCGTGTTTCAGCTATGCGCGCGACCAAAACCAAGTCCCTCCCATCTGTCTTGCGAGCAGCCTTGCGCACACGCAAGCCCAAGACACAGACTCGCCGCGGGCCGATGATGTCCGCTGCGATTGTCGATGCACGGCAGGGAATTCACCTTGCGCCGCCGATGGCGACTGCGCCGTACGCGGTGTTGAGGACTCGAGTGTCTTTCACCTTGGCGACGAACACCTTTGGCCAGTATCGTGTTGCTTTGTTTGGTGAGCATTCCAACACAACGTTTGCTCCCGAGATCAATGTGACGCCGTTGCTGGCCATTCACGGCATTGCCATGGACCCTCCTGGCGTTACGGAGACCTACGTTTCTGACCCACAAGCCCTGGCGTTGCCTAGTGGTTCCTTCCTTCGGCTTCATGCGTTGACGGTGACCACTCAGTGTGGTTCTACCGCGACGACCGCGGAAGGTTTCTTCTACCAAGGCACCATGCCAGGCAACATCACTCGGTCTTCGTTCACGTCCTGGAACGACATGGCATTGGCTTTGATCACTCGCCGTGAAGCCAAGATGCATGCCGCCTACGGTTCAATAACCAAGCCTGCCGTGTCTTGCTGCGCGCCCCAAGATGCCACTGAGTGGTCGACGAACGCGTTGCTCGGGCCCGTTTCTGGAGTCCCTGGGAGCAACCGTTCTACCGATTGCCTTTTGCCTGTTGCGTTGGTGTTGTTGCCCACCACGGTCGCCGTGAATTACACCGTCACGCTTAATTGCCAGTGGCGGATCGTATATCCCATGGGCGATTCTCGATCTGGGCTTCACACCACCCATCCGGTATCAAGCATTGGCAGTGTACGGGCCGCTACCACCGCGGTGTCTTTGGGCACTTCTTCTTACGCGAGTGGGTCCAGTGGTTCGTCTATTGGAGCAAGAACGCTTCGGCCCTCCGAAGTAGGGGGCCGGTCCTTGGGGCGCTTCATCACCTCATAGGATGATGTGGAGTGGCTCGCTATGTCTTACCGAGTTGGCAGTCCAATTGCCGTTGGGAAGACTGTATATATGCATGGCACCAGGTCTGTCGCACAAGCGGTTACAGATTGGCCACGACTCGTGGTTGGAGCACATCCTTCAGAGCAGACGAATTTTGAACGTTTAGCAGATGGAATCGGTGCTCACCGCGTAGTCGGCCACTCGCTTGGCGCAGCCTGGGCGCTTGACTATGCTTTGCACCACCCAGTGGTGCGCTACCGCGGCTACGGACGCCCTGCGTTCGGTCGGCTTCAACCAGGCGATGTCGCCAACGTTGGCGATCCAGTCACATGGTTTGGAGTTGGCCCGCATCGTTGGGCCGCGGGTCACTCCCTCGCAGCTTACCGCGATAAATAGTATCTTGGCCTCAAGGGTTTGGTCTCCCGTGTTTGGTCAAGGAGCTCCCTAAGGCAGCCTGTATCTTCCCTTAGGCGCGTGCTGTACCAGGCTCTTCCAGTGTGGGCTACTGGAATGATTTTGTAAGTCCCCCTGGCTTCAGAGTTTAAAACCCCATCAGTTGGGAGTGCTATATCTGAATGCTGGTTGCGTGTTTCGACACGAACCGATCCTGCTCGGGTTCTGACTGTTAGTGTCAGGCGCAGGACAACATACTTATGCTAGT